AGATGAAATTCTTGAAATGACCGCTACCGTTGTTCAGAACACCGTGCCTAAATGGGTTACTGACCAACTTACAGTCGTTGATAACAAGGATGGTACTTTCACTGTTACAAAAGTGGGGTAACAAGCTATTCAACGAGAAACACTAAAAAGGCTGTGTTGAGTAGCGAGGATGAAGAGACAGCCGAACCGGAACTCGAATAATATATGCAGTAAAAAAGAGAGCCACCTTTCGGGGTGGCTCCTTTCCACTAAAAGTGGGGAAAGGATAAATCATTATGGAATTAAAAGTTAAAGGTAAGGAATACAAGGTTAGATTTGGATATAACAGTTTCTGCGACACAGATTTGATGGACAGAACAAAGGATTTGCTTGGAATTTTTGACAGTGAAGAAGTTGAAAATGACAGTGATGTGGGCGGCATTGGCAAGGTTAAAGAATTGTTTTGCTGTGTTCGTGATTTGCTTTACGTTGGATTTCAGAAAGAAAATCCAGTTGAGAGCGTTCAGGAAGTAGGAGATATTCTTGACGATTACCACGATGAATCGCCAGATAAAGGAATCCTTGATTTGTTTACGCAGTTGACGGAGGAATTGATGAGTAAGGGTTTTTTGGGAGACCTGTTAAACCAGATTGGGGAGACAGAGGAAGCATCGGAGAAAGTAACGAAACTTCCGCAAGACCACAAGAAGCCACAGAAAAAATAAATAAGTCATACTCGGATTTTATATATGAAGATGTAATACCTCATTATCTTTCCTATGGAGTTTCTTACGATAGGATTATGGAAAGTTGTCCAAAAGACTTATATCCATATGACAAAGCGCATGAACTCCAGTTAAAAGAACAAGATGAATTGCAATATAGGTGGTGGGGCAATTATGGCATATCTGCTTTGATTGTAGCCATAGACAGTTGCTTGCATGGTGAATCAGCAAAATCAGAATATATTAAAAGTCCAATTATGTCAAAAATGTTTGAAGAAGAATATATAGCAGAAAAAGAAACAGAAGAACAAGAGATAAAGAAAGCAATTGAAATTGAAAAACAGTGGATGGCAAGGTCTATGAACAAGGGATTGCCAGAAACAATCATATAAGGAGTGTTGAAAAATGAAAAAAAAGCATTCAATTAGAATTGACAGAAAAAAGTTACATCCATGGTTAAACTACAAACTTGGACTTTTGCTTAAAGAGTGTGCAAAAAATGGAATCTATCTGATTATTACAGAGGGGTTTCGTACAAAAGCATATCAGGATTCGCTTTATGCAAAGGGAAGAACAAAGCCGGGCAAGATAGTAACAAATGCTACCGGAAGTGCGTATTCTTCTCAACACCAGTGGGGTATTGCTTTTGACATTGCAATCAATGATTCTAAACTGCTTTATAACGATAAACTGATTAGAAAAGTTGCTAAGATTGCAAAATCAAAGAAAATCGGTTTGAAATGGGGTGGAGATTGGAAATCTATTGTTGATACTCCGCATTTTTATCTTGGAAAGTGGGGAAGTACAACAAGTAAATTAAAATCAACGTATGGATTTTTTGATAAATTCAAGAAAACATGGACCGGTAAATTACGTTGCAACACATATTTGAGAAAAGGACGTTTGTTTACGTCTAAAAAACTTATGACAATTCAAAAAGGTGAAACCGTACGGATTCTGTGGAAATCAAAAGTAAGCAGAGTTGCCAAAATTGAGTATGCAGGAAAGTACGGTTTTATTAGATTGAAAAATCTTGCGTAATGCAAATGATAGATAGTGAGGTGTTAGTATGTCAGAAACAGTTGAATCGTTGGATATTAAAATAAATGCAACGGCAAAAAGTGCCAAAGATGAAATTACAAATCTTGTTGGTAAAATTGATGTATTAACATCTTCACTGTCTAAGATTAACGGTAGCAATTTAAGTGGACTTGCAAATGGAGTATCAAAACTTGGAAATGCTACCAAAACATTAAGCGGAGTAAAGGCAACCGACTACAATAGAATTGCAAAAGGATTTGAGCGTTTTGCGAAAATTGATGTTGGTGGATTATCTCGTACTGCCAGTGGTTTGAATACACTGGCAAATGGTCTTAACAATCTTGGAAACATTCAGAATCTTGGTGGCATTACATCTGCCGTAAATGCAGTTAAAAACCTTTCAAAAGTAGATATGGCTGGATTTGATACATCCAAAATGACAAAGATTGCAACTTCTGTTTCAAATTTAGCAACCAAACTTAG